GCAGCTCAACGTCTGCCCGGTTCCCCAGAATAGAAAGCTCGGCGAGCCGAAGAGGATGGAGCTAGTGATGTCGGTCAGTCCGCTCCAGCTCGCGCCGTCATTGGAACTGGTGACGTAGCCAAGTTTCGTCTGAGTGGTCGTCGAACCGGAAAGGCCTGTGGGACCATACGGGCCGCCGCCTTCGAGTTGAATGACGGTTCCGCTCGCGTTCTGGGCGAGCATCGCGCTGCCGCCCCAACTCTTGCCAGTGCCGTAATTGCTCGAGCCGAGATCGTAAGCCGTGATCGGCGCACTCCACGTCTTGCCGCCATCGAGCGAACGCTTGACGTTGCCCGTCCGTTGGGTGCCGTCCTGGCCGGCGAAGCCAATGTAACCGAGCAAAACCGTTCCGCTGGCGAGCGCCTTGAGGCACGGGAGTCGCGGGTAGACGGCTTGCGGAATCGTGTCGTAGGCTTCGACGACCGGGATTAGCGCATTGCCGAAGACGCCTTGCGTCGGGGCAAGGCCCGCGTTCTTCTTGCGGACCGGTCTAAGGGCAACTGCTGAGTTCATGGTCAGGTCTTAAGCGCCAGGTCGACAGGTGCCGTCGTGCCGCTGGATTGCACGGTGACGATCTTGATCGCCTTGGCGCCGAAGCAGCAATCGGGGATCGGGACTGACATGCCGGTGCTGCCCGGCGCGAGACCGCTATAGTTGGCCGCGACGGGCGTCGGCACTGTGTTGTCGAAGGCCGGCACGTAGCCGTTCGTGTCGGAGGCCGCCGTCTCCGCCGCAGCCAATTCGGCCGCGCAATAAAAGTTGAGCCCCGTGATCGCCGAGTTGGGCGGAATGATCACGTTGCCGCCGGAGCAGGCTCCATAGGGGATCTCCGGCGTGGATCCCAATGAGTTGCCCAGGGTGATGTCGAGCTGGGGCGACGGGACCCGAACGATCTGGCTCATGAGGGTGTCTCCACGAGAAAATCGATGCCCCAGAAATACATGGGGGAAAAGTCCTGGTCGCAAGGCATCGGGCCGTTGGTGATGGTGAAGCTGGTCGCGTCGAGGTACGGGTTGCCGTCGGCGTCGCTGAGTCCGCTGTTGTTCGTCATGTCCTCGAGGATCTCCTCGACGACCGTCAGGAACCATTCCGCCTCATTGAACGAGGTGCCGTGGACGTTGTCGGGAACGAGGAACTGAAACGCGCACGAGAGCCGGGTGGGAAATTTCCAATTCCCCGGGCCGATGCGGAAGGCCCGTGTGCCCTTTTCCAGGTACACGATCGCCCGCGGGAGCGAGTTGACGTAGTTCGGCGCGTCGGCGGGGGCCGAACCGTCGAGCGTGTCGTCGGTTTCCTGGAAGTAGATGTGATTGAGGGCATGTGCGGCGTCGATCTCGCCGACGATGCCTTGAAACGTCCCCGAGCTGGCGATCAGCGCCTGCAGGGCGGTCAACGGCTGAACGTAGAGCGAGGTGATGGGCATCAGGGTCGGGCGTGGCTGGATTTGCTGGTGATCGAGCCGGGGACGTTGCAGGCCAGCCGCTGATAGAAACCGTCGGGGTCGGCCAGGATCGGGCGGATGACCTGGGCGACTTCTCCGTCGTCGAGCTGGATGGCGTCGTTGACGCCGGCCTTGACGCCGGCCGTCAGCACGTCGATGTACACGTTCTCATTGATGTTCCGCCCCTGCGGCGTGCTCGTCGTTTGGTGGACCGACTGGTCTTGAATCCGCTCGACGATCACCGTGATCGGTAGTGTGTTCGTCAGCGAGCCGCCGATCCGCAGCGTCGCCGGTTCGCCCATCCGCGGCGCGAGTGCCGGGACCGCCAGGCGGTCAAACAGCTCGGTCAGTTCCGACGGCATCGCACGCTCCTGCGGTGGCGCAGCGGACCGCCCGCGGCCGGGAAGGCCTCGGGCGGTCCGCTTGTTCGGCGCGAAATGACTACTTCGTGCCGGTGATCACGAACCCGGCTTGCGGGTAGAGGATGTGCTCGTCCGTCTGGTTGCGGACGCGGACGACGTCGCTGCGGATCTTCTCCTCGCGATAGGTCTCGACCGTGCCGCCGATCGTGCTGCCGTCTTCGGCCCAGTGGAACGTGCGGCCGATGCAGGGTTCCTTGAAGTCCTCACTCATCGCCACGCGGCAGACGAGCGCGCTGCCCTGGGCCCAGAGCGGCGCCGGGCTGGCGGTTTGCCCGTCGTTGGCCGAGTTGACCGTGCCGCCGGCGACGAGGACCTCCTCGATGCCGAACACCTCGGCTAGGACTTGGGTCGTGATCTTCTCCGGCGTGGGATCGGTCAGGCCGGAATACTTGATCAGGTTTTGGATCTGCTGCGACTGCCGCAGATTGCGGAAATCGAGCCGGGTCACGACGAGCCGGTTCGGCCACAAGCCGGATTGGCTGTAGACCTTCTGGATCGCGTTCTCGACGTCGTTCATCGGCGTCGCATTGGCATAGTTGGTCCAGACGGCCGACGCGGCGGCGGTGTAGCCGTTCGACACGAACGTGTTGCCCGCACCGACCAGGGCCGCGACGATCCGCGTCTCCATGCCGCGGAGCACGAAGTCGATGGCCCGGTTCGCGGCGATCAGCTCGGCCGTGAAATAGTTCCGGTACATCTTGGCCTCGGCGTCGTCGATCGGCTCTTCCCAGCCGTGCTCCTTCGTGACGTAGGTGCTCGGCGTGAATTTGAACTTGCCGCGCTCATAGCCGCTGCCTGGAGCGCGTTGGGTGTCGGGGCTTTGCAGCAACTGGTCGATCGGGATGATCCCGAAGTTCCCCGACGCCTCGTCGGGCTCAATGACGGTGAGGATCTTGGTGCCGACGAAGCCCTGGCGGTCTCCCGCCAGGTCGAATTGCTCGAAACTCTCGGCCAGGTCGGGCCGGAGTGTGACGAGTGAGGAAGAAGGAAATGGCATGGCTGGGTCTCGCGGTCAGTGGTGAATGATGAGCGGTGAGTGGGACCTATGGAACTGATGAGTCCCATAGGTCCCAGGTGAATGGCCGTGTCTTAATAATCCGCCGAAGCGGTGATCTTGCCGGTCGTGCTCGATCCTTGCAGGAGGATCGAGTGGGCGGCGGCGGTGAGGGTCACCGTGCTGGCCAGCGAGATGATCGATGGGGAATGCGCGGTGCCGGCGGTCAGGCCGGTGGCGGCCGCGGCCGCGCCGCCGTCGACGATCACCTTGAGGCCACCGACGGTGACGACCACGGTCGGGGCCACACGCATCGGCGTCGGCAGCCAGATCGAGTAGCCCTGCGTGTTGGAGCCGGTCGGCGCGCCGGTGCAGACGTTGGCGCCGTTGGCTTCGTTCAATTGGAAGAAGTATCGCTGGGCCAGGGCCAGCTCGACTTCCACGTCCTTGAACTCGTAGGGGCTGGCGATCGGGCCTTCCTCCAATTGAAAACCCATGAACTCGATCCAGTCGTTCGCGCCGGCCGTGCCGGTCGGCGTGTACGACAGCAGCACGCCGAGCTGCGTCGCCGCCGCGGCCACGGTGCCCGTGAACTGGAACCGCTGCCAGGTCGTGGTGGGCGTGAACGAGCCGCTGACGACGTTCGCCGAGCCCGCCCACGAACCGGAGGCCATGTTGGCGGCCGTGTCGTCGGTGCCCGTGCCGCTGATCACCTTCGCCGTGGCCGCGCCGCCGGAGTAGTTGGCACCGGCGAGAGCCCAGAAGCTGAAGGTGACCTTTTGGCCCTGCATGCGGATCGAGTCGGCCGTCTCGCAGACCTGGCCGAGGTTGATCGCGGTCGTGTCGGCGTTGGCATTGGCCCGTTGGAACTTGAGGGCCTGGCCGAAGCCGGGAATCGTGGTGACGGCCGTCTTGGTGACCGAGATCGAGCTCGAGGCCCCGCCGATCGCGAACCAGCGGTCGGCACCGTAGGTCACGCTGTTGGTGATGCCGGTGAACGACGTGCCGCGTTGCCAGGGGTTGGTCGTGAAATCGCCGCCATCCAGGATGTTGCGGAAGTTGCAGGGATTCTGGTCGGCGAAGAACGGGACGCGCAGGCCTTCGATGATGTCGCCGTTGGCGGTGGCGGCTTTGAGGCAAAAGCCGACCGGCACGGGCCCAGCCGCGGCGGTCACCTTGCCGCCGGCATCAGCGAACATCGCCTGGCCCAGCGCGATCGGGCCCGACGCGACGCAGGGGAACGTGCCTTGCGCCGATGCGAGTCGGACCGGATAGCTGACGCCTTGGACGAAGGCCCCTTCGTCCAGAACGCCCAGCTCGAAATCGTCGACGCCGGCCAGGGCCAATTGGCCCGAGCTGTTGAAAATGACCCGCAGGTACGGGCTGAGCGGCACGCCGGATCCGGCCGGAAGCGCTCGGCAAGGTGTTTCGCAGTATTGCATGGAAGTGATCCTGATGAGTGGTGAGATTGAACTACGAAGGGCGAAGTACGAATTACGAAAGGTTTTGTCCTTCGTACTTCGTACTTAGGACTTAATCAGTCGCGCTCTTTGGGCGGGTGGGCCAGGTTGTAGGCCTCGACGTAGGCCTTGCGCAACTGCGGCTTCTTCGCGTTCAGATTCTTGATCGCGTTCAGCCGCTGCTTGGGGCCGGCCGGCGTGCGCTTCAGCTCGGCTTCGAGGGCTTCATTCCAGGCCGCGGTCGGATCGCCTTCGAAGGCCGCGTCGGCGGCGCCTTGCCGCTGCGACTGGGCTTCGACGCCCGGCTTGTTCGCCTTCGCCTGCGCGGCTTCGGTCTGCTTGCGGGAGGCCTCGAGCCGGCTGCTCTGCTCGGTCATCCAGGCTTTGCGGGCTTGGACGATGGTCGCGCCGGCGTCGAGCTGCTGGCAGAGGAATGCGGCATCGGCGCCGATCAAGTCGGCCTTCAGCTCCGCATAGGTCGCAGCGACCGCGTCGGTCGCCTTGTTCTCGGTCGCTGTGGACATGGCTTTAGTGCTCCTATTCGCGCTCGTGCTCGGAGCACGCTTGCGCTGGGGGAAAGAAGAGAGGGCTTCGTCGAACGATTCGACGGCATCGATCAGGCCGCTTTTCACGGCGTCGGCGCCGACTTGCACGCGGCCATCGGCCAGCTCGCGGACCGCGGTCAGCGTCATCTTGCGGCCGGCCGCCACGCCGCGAATGAAGTGCTCGTTGAGGTTGTCGATCACCGCTTGCCAGTAATCGAGCTGCTCGGCGGTGATTTCGGTCCCCGGCTGGCCCATGCCCTTGAACGCTCCGGCCTTGATGACATGGACCTTGATTCCTTCCTTTTCGGCCGCGGCCGACGAATCCTCGAGCACGCCGTAGGTGCCGATGCAGCCGACGAGGGCCGTCGCATTGGCCGAGATCTTCGGGCACTGCGAGGCGATCCAGTAGGCCGCCGAGCAGCATTGATCCTCGACGTAGGCCCGGACCGGCTTTTTCTCCGCGGCTGCCGCGACGTCGCTCGCCAGGTCGCCGGTACCCGACACGGTCCCGCCGGGCGAATCGATCCGCAGCAGGATCCCGCTCACGTCGTCGTCATTGGCCGCCAGGCGGATCGCCCGCCGCGTGCGGACGGTCGAAGCCGCTCCGCCGAGCGATGAACCGGCCTTCATCATCGTGCCGGCGATTTCAACGATCGCTATGCCGCCCTTGGCGAGCCGATAGCCGCGGCTGGAGCCGCCATAGTCGTCGTCATCGCCATCGGCATCGTCTGCCCGCGCGTGGCGCTGCTCGTGCTCGATGTGCAGGCGGAGATCGAGCCGATTGAACTGCTGCACCGCCGCGCGGAACGGGCTTTCGAGAATGGCCCACGGTCCGAAGTACTGCTCGAGCCGCCGTACGTTGAGATCGCGTTTGGAGGCGAACTCTTGGGCCTCGAAAGCGGCCATCGATTCGATCTGACCGATGGGCAAGTTCGCGGTCGTGAAATCAGGCAGCATTCGCAGCTCCCTTGGCTGGTTTTGCGGCGGATCCGCCCTTGCCGGTCGGATCGAGCGTGTCGTCCTCGCCGGTGATCTTGATCGTGACGCCGTCGGGCGTGGGCAGGCTGAGCAGCTCGCGCCACACGACGGGCGTTCCGTCTTTGAACTGCCCGTTCATTTCCACCGCCCGTTTTCGGGCGTAGGCGATCGCGGAAAAATTATCGTCGACGATCTCCGGGAAGATTTCATCCCAGTTGTGGCCCCGCTCGGCCTGGATGCGGCGCGCGCTCGATTGGCAATTCCGCTGGCGGAGCAGATCGGCCGCGGCGTCCTTCTGCGGATCGATATAGGGCCACGCCGGCTTGTGCCACACGCAGCCGAAGATATCGACGCCCTGTTTCTCCGCGGACGCGGACAGCGCCGGATCGTCGGCCATCCACTGCCGGACCTTCCAGCGGTAGACCGGTTTGTGAAAGCGATTGAGCAGCCACCGCTGGTTTCTGCGGAATCCGAGCCGGGCCTGGTCGATGGCGCCGCGATAGGCCGAGAAGCTGCCCGCCGGCTCCATCAGCAACATGACCAGCGGCACCCCGATGTTGATCCCGATCAACGTCAAGATCAGCCGGGTATGTTCGAAGTACCCTTCGTTGGGGACATTGGGCGACCAGCCGACGATTTTCTCGCCGGGCTGACCCTGAATCTCCATGCCCGGGGCAATACCCTGCACGGTGCGGTTGTAAGCGGTATTCGTGCCCGATTGCGGGACCGGCTCCTGGATCGTCTCGCCCGTGGCCGAGGCGCCGTCGCCGGCATACAGCTCGCTCCGCTCGCGGATGAAGGCGAAGCAGCTCACGACCTGCTGCTGAATCACCTTGGCGAAGTTGATGTCTTCAAAGCTGCTCGTCAGGTCGAAGACCGGCGCGAAGGCCGTCACCCCGCGGGTCTGGCTGACCCGCTTCGGGTTGTAGACGTGGAAGATCTGCCGGTTGCCCTCGGCGTCGCGGACCGGGATCGGATTGGTTTCGTTGACCAGGTTGACCGCGGCGTAGGCCGAGACGTCTTCCTTGGTGAACCAATATTCGAGGCGTTTCCGGGTGTCGGAGAGCAGCACGCCGTGGACGACGTTTTTCTTGGTGCTCTTGGGAGTGCGGAGGCGGTGGGACTCCATCATCTGGAGCGAGCCTTCGCGGAGCGCGAGTCCCACAATGTCGCCGTCGACGAATGTGTGGCGCAGCGCGAACGTCTCGATTTCGTGAAAGGTGTGCTCGCCCTGGACGTCGCATTGATCGGCATCGTCGGACCAGTCCTGCCAGCGATTCTTCAACTCTTCGTCGATGCCGGCGTCGCCGGTCTGCGGGTCAGGGTTCATGCCGCCCTGCAGCGTGTTGGTCACCGCCTTGTCGACTGTGTGCCCGACGACGGCGTCGTTGCGATCCATGTCGCGGGCATACTCGCCGAGCCGCAGATAGTCGGCCTCGACGCGGTAGTGCCAGTCGGCATGGCTGCCCATCTGGAGGATGCCGGTCCGCCGCCGCGTGTAGCGGTTTTGCTTCGTCGCCTGGTAGTCGGCCTTGATCGCATCCAGCGATTCCGACGGAGTGAGATTCTCCAGCGGGATCTTGCGCCGTCGATCGAGTGAGCCGGTGATGGGAGGCATGTTCCGAACAGGCGGGAGGGAGACTACGCGACCGACCGGGGCTTGCGCCGGGTCCAGCGCCCGCGTTTGGCGAGCGGCCGATCGGGCGACGCGCAGATCGCCAGGCCGCGGCGGATCAGCAGGCAGCCCGCTTGGAAATCCACGTCGAGGACGTATTCGCCCTGGCGATGACGGCGGCCTTCGATCGTCTGGTCGGCGAGCAAGAGCAGGTTCATCGAGCCTCTAACCTCGGAAATTCCCGAAGTCGGGGAACACGGGCTGGTTGTTGCCCGCGGCGTTGGACGTGGCCAGCCACTGCTGGGCGGAGAGCATTTCCTGGCGGAGCTGCACGAGATTGCCGTCGAAGCGGAGCTTGTGGCGATTGCCGAGCTGGATCTCCGCGGCATAGCGCCGCAGGAGCATCCGGCAGGCGGTGATGAAGGTCGCCGCCGCGGCCGGATTGTTCAGCTCGCGATACGAGGCGTTATCGTCATAGGCCGCTTCAACGTCGGTCAGCGCACTGGCAGATGAAAGCGACATTCAACTTTTCATGATAAAGGCGTGCGACGGGTAGCCCGTCAGGTTCCGATCGATCCGAGGCCGGATTCGTCGGATTGTTCCAGTTCGCAGGGGGCCTTAGCGTCGGCGATCGCCTCGAGGAGCCAGCGGATGACGTCGGCATTGCTGGCGATCCGCCGGCCGTTCTTCAGGCGCAGACCGCCCTGATCGAGCGTGTCATACAGCCGCCGGAGCGTCTGGCCTTGATGCCAGTCGAGCTGGACCTCGACGTGCTGGGCGATGTAGACCTTCGGCTGCAGCTCAGCGAGCGGCGGCAACTCGACGAGCGGGCCGAATTCACTCAGATCGCCTTCCATCACCAGTCCCGCCTGCGCCGCGGCGAGCGCTTCCGGCGGCGTCGGTTGGAACTTCTTGCCTTTGGGCATCGTTCATCCCTTTCGTTCAGTGAGGAGGTAGGGTTGACCGTCGGGGGCGGTGAACGCGGGGCGAGCTGGATTGGTGGAGCGGGCGGCCGTCATGACGGTGCGCGACGCGACAGGGCGGCCGCGCGTCGCCAACAGCATGGCCACGCGGCCGTTGCGGCGGCAGTCGCGGTAGTCGTTGGGCACCGTCTCGTCGATCCGCCGCCAGCTTTCCCGCGCGTTGTTCGTGCGGTCCATCTCGATCACGGCCGCGTCATTGAGCAACTGCTCGAGGAAGTCGCGGTGCTCACCCAGGCTCCCCGAGAAGAGGCTCGCCGAGCCGGGATCGCCGCGGCGGTGGGTATGGAGTTGCTCGTCGAGCCAGGCCTGCGTGCGGATCGTGTCGATGAGGACGAGTTCCATGCCGGGCATCGCCGTATTCTTGCCGAGGAGCGAGCGCTCATAGTCGGACTTGAGCGCGCCGCTCGATCCTTTGGAAGGGCGGATCGGCACGCGGCGGCGAATTTGCTTGAGACAGAATTCGCAGACCCCGCGCGGCTTGTAGCCGCTGTCGATGAGCGTGAAGCAGGGACGAACCGTCGGGCCGCCGTCGGCATGGGGAAACTCGCGGAGGATGGCGCGCGCGAGGAGTTCGTCGAGTGTCGCGGCCGTGCCGTAGTCGACGGTGTGCGAACGATCCTCGGGTCCCCAGGCGTCGACGGTCCAGACGTAATGCTCCTCCTGGCGATCGATGCCACAGGTCGCGATCGAGGCCCAGAGCGGGATCATTCCGCGCGGAATGGCCCCATCGATGAGTCGCTCGCCGAGTTGCTCCCAGGTCTGCTGCCGGGCCCGCAGTTCCCACGTCTCGGCGAGCCAGCCGTTGACGTAGCCGCGAAATTCTTGGGGGGAGCCCTTCTTCGCGACGAACTCCTCGGCCAGATCGCCCCAGCCGAGCTGGAGGGCATAGAGCGAAGACAGCTTCGAACTCCAGACGCGGCCGTCGCGGACCGGCGTGCCGCGGATCCAGGAGGCCTGCGACCAGCCCCGCCAAGTGTAGTCGGCCGACAAGTAGGGCTGCTCGACCGGAGCGGAGTCGCTGCCGCCGGCGTCGAGAAAGTTGGCCAGGCCCGTCACCGCCGCGGCCTGCGCATCATCGACCTCGCAGCCCTCGGGGACCCATACGCCGCAGCGCATCATGATCGAGCGGTGGATGTCGTCGAGGCGACCTTCGCAGAAACGGCAGACGTAATGGGCCGAGCGCCGCGCGAGATCGCGATCGTTCC